CTCAGCGGGCAACCCGTGTCTTTGCTGGTCGGGCTCTTGGGTCTACTGAAATGGTAAACTTCACTGCTCAAGACGAGGGTATTCTCAGGGCTAACTGCTTGGCTTATGATACCAGCACCTCAGATGTTAATATCTTTGGGTTGGAGACTGGCCAGAACTTCTACGTGTCTTATACTCCGTTCCGTGCTATTGCGAGATAAATGGCTGCTATTTCCCAAAAAATCCCTAACCTAATTGGTGGGGTCTCACAGCAGCCTGACTCGCTCAAGCTTCCTAATCAGCTGCGTGAGTGCATCAACTATTATCCTGACCCTACCTTTGGCCTTGCTAAGCGACCTGGGTTGAAGGTCATTCAAAAGCTTGATAACTACCTTAATGATGGTACTTGGTTTCTAGCAATTAGAGACCAAGAAGAGCGGTACGTTATTCAGTTTGCAAAGAATGGTACGCTTCGCATTTGGGATGCTGAAAGTGGTATTCAGCAAACGGTAAACTCTCCAGCAGCATCCGCAACTGCTTATGCTGTTCATCAGTCGTCGGATGATCTTTCTGTTCTTCAAATTAACGACTACATCTTTGTTTTAAATCGAGATGTAATTGTTACTGAACGGGCTACGACATCTGCTTCGATTGTTCCTTACGGCTACTTTCTTGTTAATGCCGTTGCTTACAATACGACTTACTCAGTTACTCTAAACACAACCACCTACAGCTACAACACACCAACTACCTCCGCTACTGCTCTAAACCTTACAGACATTACTGGCGGTCTTGTTTCCGCAATCAACGGTGGTGGTGTATGGACAGCAACAGCTGTTGGTAACGCTATTCATGTTATCAAAAACGATAACGCAGACTTTAGCATTAAGGCTCAAGGCGGTACGGCTGGTAATGCTATTGAAGCGTACAAGGGAACTGTTAGTGCTGTGTCGGAGCTTCCGAGGCAGTTCTTAAACAATAAGATCATTGAAGTCCTTGCATCAGCAGATTCCAACGGTGACAACTATTACGTTAAATTTAAAACGAGCGATGGTGGATCCACAGGTGCTGGTGTTTGGGAAGAAGTGATTGGTCCTGGTGTTAAGCTTGGACTTGATCCAGCCAAAATGCCCCATGCCATTATTAGGGAAGCTAACGGCACGTTTACCTACCGTCAACTTGGTCAAGCAGAGGCTGCTGCCATCACTCCTACCGCAAGTGTGACGGGCGTCCCTACGGCAGTTTCCATCACTACTTCCACAAAGGGTAGGTATTCGATTGGTCAAAGCTTTCCAGTTTACGGAGGGTCTGGTTTAAACTTGCGGTTGCGGGTTACTGACATCCGTACTGACAATGTAATTACCAACTATGCCTACAGTGGTGCTTCCACCAGTTACGTTGAAAAGAGCATCTTTCCTGATAACTCCGTAGTTGTTACTTGGTATCTAAGTGGAGTTGTTCAAAGAGTTACCTCCTCTGATACTGCTATTCAAATTAACAACGTAACCCTTTCGGTTCTTGGCTCTTACACAAACGTAGCCACGGCTCCTGGTGCAGTCCTTACCCAAAGGGCTGGCTTAACCACTGATGCTGAATATCCAGGCAGGGTTAATGGTGTTGAGATTAGCCGTGCTGGTCGTGGATACACAGCAACCAACGTGGTAACCAGCGATCAAGGAGATACCTTTACTATCAATACGGTTGCAACTGTCACGCAATCTATTGACCAGTGGGCTGACAACTGGTGGCAGGATCGGATTGTAGGAGATGAAAATACAAACCCTCCTCCAACGTTTGTTGGTCGTCAGATCACAGGCATGTCGTTCTTTAAGAACCGCATTGTTTTGATGGCAGGAGAGAATGTCATCTGCTCACAGGCTGGAAGCTACTTTGACTTCTATGCTTCTACCGTCATTGCTTCTATTGATAGTGATCCGATTGATTTGAGTTGTGGATCTCTTAAACCAATCCAGCTTCGATATGCCATTCAACTTCCAAGAGGATTAGCGTTGTTTGCTGACAATGCTCAGTATTCTCTTGAAACAAATACCGAGGCATTCTCTGCTTCTACTGCGGAGATTAACCTGATTGGATCTTACAACCAAGATGCTACAATTGCTCCAGCAGACATTGGTCCTTCCATTATCTTTACGGAGCAAAGCAACACATCGACTGGTGTGTTCGAAATGCTTATTCCTGAGCAAGGGCTAGGCAAACCGCAAATCGCTGAGCTTACTCGTACAATTCCCTCGTATCTGCCTCCTGATGTTTCCGATCTTAAGGTTACATCATCAGCATCCACTCTTGGAATTCGTAGCCGTCGTGAACCTCAAAGCATTTACCTATTTAGGTTCTTTAATGCTGGCAACGAGCGTCAGATGGCTTCGTGGTTTAAGTGGACACTGCCGGGTAAAATTGACATCTTTGATTTTGACCATGACAGGATGTTTGTTGTGTATACAACAAGCGGTGGTCAGAAGGTTCTTTGCCACGTCAATCTGCTTACCGATAGCCCTGGTGGAGCGTTGTTCTTTGATAATCGATTTGTTGATCTAAGACTTGACTGTTACACCTACAATCCTACCCTTGTTTATGATGCTGTCAATGATGTGACACGTGTCTGCTTTAAGGAAGGAACAGAGGATTCAATTCTTCAACCATGTGTGGTTAGTCTTGATCCAATCGAACCTGGGGTGGTTGAGTATCTTACCCAGCAATTTGATAACACAGCTCCAGCTGGACAGAAGTATTTTGTAGAGATTGAGGGGAATCAAACATCTAAGTCATTTGCTCTCGGTTATCAGTATCAGGCATCTGCTATCCTGCCGGCTTTCTATGTGTATCGTAGTGAGCGCAAGGATACCCTAAATATCCCACAGATTCACCGCATGTCCATTGATAGCTATGAATCTGGTCCATTTGAGGTAACGATTACCAGTCAAGGTCGTTCTCCATACACGGCTATTGCATCTCAAACTCCTGCGAACCTCTATCCTGCTAACACCTTACCCATGCTTAGGAATGCTCAAAATAAGATTCCTGTTATGGCAAAAGGTACTGAAGTTGAGGTAGATCTTCGTGCTCCATCTCCTTTCCCATCTTCTTTAACATCCATTACCTGGGAAGGAACCTACAACAACAAAGGAATTCGCACCGTATGAACCCCCTGATTCGCCCAGCAACAATTGATGATGCCCTTTTTGTGGCACAGAATTTACAAGAGGCGGATCGGCAAGAGGTGTTGGGGACGGGTCATGATCCTATTCTGGCCCTTCCCTATTCCATCACTGTTTCAGACTCTCCTGTGGCGCTTATAAGTCCAGAGGGGAAGGTGGCTGGAGTTGCTGGGGTATCCAGAACAGATGCCCACAGTGGTGGCATTTGGCTTCTTACAACTGATGTCGTTAAGCAACATCCAAGGCTCTTTATCCAAGGTGCTAAAGAATGGGTTGCTCAACAAACCGGTTATGAGATGCTTCATAACATCGCTGATCCACGCAACCAGTCACACCTTAAACTTCTCAAGATTCTTGGTTTCAAGAGATTGGGATATGTGTCTGTTGGACCTAACAGGCTAACCTACGTTGAGTTTGCTAAACTAACACCATGTGCTTACCCGCCGCCGTAATTGGGGTCATTACAGCAGTCACCTCAGTCGTAGGCTCGATTGCTCAATACTCCCAACAACAACAAGAAGTTTCGTATCAGAATGCCGTTTCTCAGCAGCGGTATCAAAATGAATTAGTTGCTTATGATCGTTCGGTCAAGGCAACGCAAGAGCAGTATCGGTTGAATGCTGAAGCTGCCAATCGAGGTTACATCTCGGAACAAAACAAACTTAGAGCTGAGTTTCAAAAAACAACGCAACAACAGCAGCAACTATTGGCCTCCTCCCTTCAAGCCCAAGGAACCGTTCTTGCTTCTGGTAGAACAGGTCAATCCATTGGTCTATTGGCTGCTGATGCTGAACGGCAGTATGGTCGAGATCTTGCCACCCTTGGTTTGAATCTTGCCACAGCCCAGAATGATTTCTTTGTAACGAACGAATCCATCTTTAACCAAGCTCAATCTGCTAATAACGCAGCAGCTGCTAATCAGATGCTTCAACCATCTGCTCCAATCAATGCACCAGGGCCAAGCGCCTTAGGATTGGTTAGTGGTATTGCCGGCGGAGCTATGAGTGGGTACAATGCGTATCAACAACTAAGGGCACCGTCCGCAGGAGGAGGAGGAGGAGGCGGAGCACCAGCGGCACCTGGCCCCTACAATCCACCCGCAATTAACACTCCTAACTATTCAGGAGCCTTCCAGACTGTTCCACGTGCATCCTTTGTAAGGTAAACTAAATGGCAAGAATTTACGAAGCAAGGGGACCTCAAGTTGCTCTTCAAGGTCCTAGCACTGGAAGTGGATTCCAAGCAGTTCAAGCTTTTGATCCATCAAGGCAAATCCTTAATCAATCCGATCGTCAACTAGCTCAAGCAGCAGAGGTTGGCGAGGTTATGCTTAGGAATCAGGCAAGGGATGTTGAAGCCCTTAGTCAGTTTTCCAATACCCTCAATAAGTTTCTGTTTGAACAGGCAGAAAGGAAAAACAAAGAAGATGTGGATCTGGGTGTAGCAGAAGTTCTTAATGGTGACCGCACTGTTAAACCTGAAGCATTCCAGCAATTCAAACAAGCTGAAACCTTTTTGGGTGATAAGGCACTGGCGGATGCGTCCCTCAGTGATTCTGTTGCTCAAGTATCACCTGCTGTTGCGGAACAGGCTCGTGCTGATAGCCCTGCAATTAGCGGGTGGAGGGCATATGGTCAAGCTGTGGGTAGAGCTAAACTAGCAGCCTCCAGCAGCCAGATGATGATGTCTGAGTTTATGGAGAGTGATCAACCGATTGTACCAATTCCAACCCCGGATGGTGGTACTCAAATGATCTCTCCAATGGCAGCTCGTACTCCAGCTGAGATCATGGCTGCCTATGCTGTTGGACAGCAAATCTTCATCCAACAAGCAGGTCTCTCAAACATCAATCCTGTCATCATTGCTGAACATCTTACTCCGACAATGCTTGGGGTTAAGCAAGGACTGATCAGCAACAAGATCGCATCTGCCAGAAAGGCAATGCAACAGGAAGAGATTGAACAAGTCCAAGAGTTTATCGGGGCTAACGTCCTTACCTTGGACCCAAAGGATCCGAATCTTGTTCAAACTTTTTGGCAAGAAACTACCCGAGATCTTCAAATCAAAGGTAGGATGGATAGGGGCCAAGCCAATCAAGCAGTTGTTGAATCCTTTATCAGCCACGCCAAAGCACTTGGTCGTACCGATCTGCTCGAAGCCCTGGCTAACACTCCTTTGATTGCTGGTCAACCAAACGGTCCTAGGGTTGGTGATCGCTTCCGCCCACTGTTTGAGGAGGCTGCCAGAGGTGTTGAACAGTATAATGATTACCTTGAGGGGAAAAAAGAAAAGGAACAAGATTCGATGGTGGATGATCTGCTGTCGGCTCACCAACTTCTCCTTACTCAACCTGGGGTTAGTCCTGCTCAAATTCAAAGTAGCTGGGCCAATACAACAGATCAGCTTCGTAAGTTAGCTGGAGCTGGCAGCAACAGAGCTGTGGGTGCCCTTTCTGATATGATTCAACAGGGTGAATCCTACAACCCCTTCCTTGCTGCTGACCTAGCTCGTGACATTGCTGCTGGCCGATATCCAAGTGCTGCTAGTATTGATGAACTAGTAAGACTTAATAAAATCAAACCCAGTGAAGCTGCTGAACTCAAAAGCAAACTTCCTAGTTCTGCTGCTGTTGAAAAGACAAAAGCTCTTGAACCAGAAATCAAACGGTTGGTTCGTGGTGTATTTGGCAACTCACTGGCTGAACAAGGAATCAGTACAACAGATGCTGGCTCTGCTGCTGCCCTTATGGAAGGTCAGATGGCAGATGAATTGTCGGAACTTGCTGAAACTTTTATTGAGCAAAATCCACAAGCCTCTCCTGCTGATGTTCGTGACTTCTTACGGACACGAGCTAATGCTTTGATTCAACAACCTAGATTTACCCCTACTATTAAAGATGGACGAGTGGTTCCAAAAGCTCCACTTTCCAATAATCCTAAAGTGCAGAAGTTTCTCAATCCGGTAACGGGTCGAAACACACGGGACTTCAGCACGGCCACTCCGGCTCAGGTACAATCCTCACGGCCTGTAACTGGTACGGATTGGTTGATCAGCTCTCAAGAACTTGCTCAGAACACTCAAAACTTCTTGAGTGGAGGGCAACCCACTCCTCGGGTTAAGGCACTTATGTCTGCTACCGGAAAGAGTTGGGATGGTTTCTTGAGGGACCAATCTAAAGCTTATGGTATTCCCTTTACGCAACTTTCCCAGTCCCAGGCGGCCCAGGCTGCTCAACAGCGTAGGAGCCTTGCCCCTGCTGCTGCTGCCATTCTGGACAATCCAAACGCCACTTCCAGTCAAAGAATCCGTGCCTGGAATGACATTACCGCCGCCCGTCAACGTCAAACCAGACAAACCAGCGGTAAAAACGAAGGCCCCGCTCCAGGATCCGTTCCTGGTGGCGCTTTGGGGCCTGAACAATTGGTTGACCTTGCTCTTCAATCAGGCTTCACTCCTGAACTTGCTCCGGTGATGGCAGCTATTGCCCTTGCTGAATCAGGTGGTCGTACCAATGCCCATAACCCCAATCGGAGTACCGGTGATAATTCCTATGGCCTATGGCAGATCAACATGATTGATAACCTTGGTCGGGAACGTCGCAGGTCCTATGGTTTGAAAAAAGATGAGGATCTTTGGGATCCAGCAACCAATGTTCGAGCAGCCAAGAAAGTTCACGACTCTCAAGGTTTGAATGCTTGGACAGTCTATCGTACTGGCGCCTACCGTCAGTATCTACCGGAAGCCAAACGGGCTCTTGCTAGACTCCGCAGCTCTCGGTAAACAAACAAGAAAACCAACTGTGGGAGGCTCAATGCGTTGGGCCTCTTTTCTTGTATCCATCAACCCTTATCCCTGCGGGGACCATCGACAACAATGACATCAAGTTGGAGAGAGTTTGGCAGCAGCCAACGCCAGGGGGTCGAGGATCCTCTTGAAAGAAACAAAAAGGATGAAGAGGAACGTAAGCGGCAGCAAGCGGAACAACAACGCAGGCAAGCCGAGGAGCTTAAGAAAAAGCAACAAGAAGAAGCTGCTCGTACACGGAATCCTCTCGCCCCACTTCAGCAAGCATTAAGTCAAGATGCTGTTAAGCCAATTCTTCAAGGAATTGATCGTACCTTTGGTACCAGCTTAGACGACCTTAGAGAACAAAACATTGAACGTGCCGGTGGTCGAGAGGCCATCAAACAACGTCAAAAAGAAATTGACCAGGCCTTTGACGAGGAAGCTAACAAAGGCGCTAACATTGTTGGATCGGAAGCCATCCGAGCAGTTGTACGTACACCAGTTAATCTGCTTGAGGGGGTGTTAAATACCGGAGAACTGATCAAAGATACGGTCAGTGCTCCATTTCAAAAGGATCCAAAGCGCAACCCCTTTGATCGTAGGTATGTTCAAGCAGCCTATGATTTTAAGGTAGAGGGTCCTAAAACTCCAGTAGGTAAACTTGCCGAAGGTCTCCTTACCTTTGGTGTAGCAATGCGTCAAGCAGCAGTTCGTCTTCCCAAGGCGGCTGTTGGTCTTGGAACAGGTGGAAAGGGAATCAAGGGGGCGATCGCTTCCGGTATTGTTCCTGGTGCTCTGGCCGATTTTATGCTGGCAAAGCCCGGCGATGGCAACCTGAGTAACCTTGTTCAAGACATTGTTCCAGAGGAATATCGGGACACATTTTTGTTTGCCCTTGCCACTAACAAAGATGATGACCCCTGGACTGCTCGTTTGAAGACCGTTCTGGAGGGTGCTGGTACTGGTGCTGCTCTTGATACCCTAATCTATCTTAAGTGGGGTCGTAACGCCACACAGAGGGCTCTCAAGGCAGGTAAATCACAGACACAGGCCATTGAAGAAGGTCTTAAAGCTGCGGACGCCAAAAGGGTTGAGCTTGAAAAGGAACTTCCCAAAAAGGTAGAGCAGGAAGGTCTTCGCTGGTCTGATGCTCAGCAAAAGGAAACAGAACGGCTTTTGGAAAGGGAAAACTTTCTGCTTAACGAAGAAGCTAACCTACGTGCTGCTGGCCTTGAGGATACTGATCCTAACCTTCAACGGGTTGTTCAGGAACTGGAACAGGTTCGCCTCAATCAAGCTCAGCTGGATTCAGAAATCATTCGTGGTTATGACCCGGAAGACATCACTATTCCACCACAGGAACGTTCTGCTACGGTAGATACGGCTGATGTTAACCGAGTTGTTGCTCAGCAGCTAGAGCTTGAAAGGGGTCCTATTCCTGATTCTGCTAGGGTTCCGGATGTTCCTTCTACCTTCCGTACCAATCAAGCGGCCCTTGGTGGTTCTGATCATATCCTTACTGATGCGGCCTATCGTATCTTGAATTTGGATGATGAGGTGGAGAATTTTGTTCGTCAAACCACTCGTCGCACTGATCTTCAAACCCTTGCCAAAAGCCTTGGTCGATCTACAGATAGCATTGTCTCAGATGCTGCTAGGATCGTTCAGGAGGTGCGTGATGCAAGCCGTCAATGGAATGACCCCACCGATAACATTGCAGACCTTCTGAAGCGATCAGGGGCTATGATGGAGGTGCGTGGTGCTACCGATGGAACCTCTGGCGATATGCTTACCAGAGAAGGTGTTGTTGCCCTTAAGGCTCTGATTACTGATACCAGCAACCAAATCTTTGACCTGGCTCTTAATGCTGATAAAGCACTTGAGGCACGTCTTGTTGGTGGTAATCAATTTGATCGGATGGTGGATCGCCTTGTAACGATGCTTGGCCTCCATAAGCAAGCTGCTGTGTTTCACGGTGGTGGTCTTCAAGCCTTTGGTCTTGACCTTATGGGTGGTATCCACGTTCGTGGTGATGGTGCTGATGATAGCGTTGAACTGACCATGCGTCAAGCTCGTGAGTGGGCTGCTAAAGTCAAAGAACTCAAGCGGATTGGTGATCCAGAAGCACAGGATCAATTGGAAAAGCTGGTAAGGGCAATGGCTCTTGCTGGCGGTAATCCTACCAAAGCAGTCAACTTCACCTACATTGCCGCAAAGCTTGGGGTAGATGAGCTAATGAATGGGATGTATAACTCCATCCTTTCTGGTCCCATCACTCACCTGCGTAACGTCATTGGTAACAGCTACGCCCTTTTGGAACGGCCAACGTCCATCATGCTTAGGGGTGTGTTTAACAATGATGAAACGCTGCGGCGATCAGCGATGGCTGGTTACCATGGTATTGCCAGCAGTATTCAAGAAGCGTGGCAGGTTGGTTGGACTTCCATGAAGACTGGCGATTCCGTCAATCTAAATGCTAAGTTTGTCATTGAGGATGCTCAAGCCCTTGCTGGTATTGAACGCCTTAAGATGGCAGCCAAACCTGGAAGTGGAGAGGAACGAGCTGCTGGGTTTGTTGAGGCACTTTATCGCTTCACTCATAATCCCATCATCAGCCTGCCCAGTCGCATGATGATTGGCGCGGATGACTTCTTTAAAACGCTTACTGCCCGTCAAAAGGTTCAGACTGATGCCATGTATAAGGCTATGTCTGAGGCTAAAAATGCCGATGATGTTGATGGGCTGTTTGACTCGTACATGAAGGAGTTCAGCAAAAAGATTGATCCTACAACTGGTCGTATTCTTGATCCTACTCTTCTTGAGTATGCCGAGCGTGCTACCTTCCAACAGGATCCTGGCTCTCAAGTCAATGCAATGGCCAACTGGCTCAACAATACCCCATTCGGTATTGGTCGAATCTTTGTTCCATTCATTCGTACCCCAGCCAACATTCTTGCTTATGCGGGTCAACATACTCCTGGTTTGGCTAGGTTTCTGACCCAATACAAAGAAGCAATCCGCACAGGTGATGAACTGTTGATTGCGGAACTTAAAGGTCGAGAAGCTATTGGAGCAATGACAGTTGGTATTGCTGGATTTGCTGCGGCGAATGGATTGATTACGGGCAACGGTCCTGTTGATCCAGAAGAACGTGCTATCTGGCTTCAAACCCATCGTCCAATGTCAATCAAACTTGGAGATGGGTGGGTTTCGTATCAACCAATTGAACCACTAAGCACCATCATGGCCACTATTGCTGATATTGCAATGTTGGGTAACATGGGTGCTGCTAATGCCGCTGAACGTCTTGCTGGTCAGGTTAGTTTTGCCATTGCTGCTGCTGTTACCGAAAAGAGCTATCTTGCTGGTCTTGCTGGAATTTCAGATATTCTAGATCCACGCAATATGACCGCAGATGGTGTGACCCGTGGTTTACTCAGCACCGCAAACAACTTCCTTCCCTTTTCTGGTGCTCGTAGGGGACTTGCTAATGCCATCGATCCGTATATGAAGGAGGTGGATGGGGAACTAAAGCGTGCCCTTAATGCTGCTCTGCCTGGATACAAACTGCTCGGCCCAACAAAGGTTGATTTCCTTACCGGACAAAATGTATCGGCCTCTGCTGGGGGTGTATACAATGCTATCAGTCCTATCCGTTACACAGCAATGGGTGAGGATCCAGTAAAGGACATGCTGGTTGATATCAACTACGAACTCAAGGATGTCGTTAAGACTGGTCCTATGGGGGTTGAATTGACTGGCGAACAACGCAGAATGTTGTCCCAGGAAATGTACGGTAATGGCGTTCGGCAACGTTTGGAGCGTCTCATGAATCAGGATTGGTTCAAAGAGGATTTGGCAAACTGGAAAGCTCGTGGTCTTAACTTCTCCACAGAAGATAACCGTCCCCGTCATTACCAAGCTGTACAACGAATCATTAGCCAATCCAAGGAATCAGCATTCCGTGCTATGCAAAGCAAAGATCCTGGATTTGCAAATATGGTTATGAAGGCTCGCCAAGAACAGGTCAAGTCACGGCGAGGAATATACACCGAAGTTACTGATTTGACCAACTATCCTAATTGATCATGGCTGTCGTTCAAAACACCTATACAGGGAATGGGTCAACGGTACTCTATTCCCTGTC